ACATTTTAGAGTTCTCTTATGATTATGCCCACCAAGATTATTATCTAAATCGATTTAAATATGATTTATATAATTTATATAATAAAGTTAAAAAGAAGCATTTTCGCGAATTGGTTAACTGCGGCGATATTACCACTTCAAAGGTGGTATATCCGCATGTGTATACATTTGATGAACTAACACACCTATATTCTGAGCAATATTTTCTTAACTTATATTTTAAAATTCGCACCTTAGAGGAAGAAACACCACCAGCACCCGATGTATTAAATAACATGTACAATGATTGCTTGGAGGTATTTGCAGTTAAAGGCATTCCTGCTGCTTTGACAAAATTTGAACGAGTTTTAAACAAACCATTTGACAATCGTGGCTCAATGAGTTATCTTAATAAGTACATCCTAGCAAATAAGCAATAATGATTTTCCAAAGTCTTGATGACAAGCATGAGTGTGTTGGTATATATGCTGCCGGCGCACTTCATTTTGATAACATTCCCGATAATTTGACCAAAACATGGAAGCATTCTGCTTCTCTTAAGGATAAAGAAGTCGAATATGCTTGGATTTATGCCAATGGTCAGTCTATGAGCGAAGTGTGCCCGGACGAATTGCATGAGGACTGGGAACAAGCGCAAAGAAGAATGCGTGCATATATGAAGTCGTTTGACATCGCAAAAATTAATTTTTATGAACATTGTTTTTTCGATTTGGTACCGCACGACTTCTTGATAAAATTTTGTGAAATAAAAAATCAGATTACAAAACACGTATTCGACAACTATGAAAAACCACAAAATTACGATTATATGAAAGATGCACATCGTCTTCTTTTCAAGATAAAATATCAAAATCTTAATTTAAGCAATTCTAATGTTCGTAGTCTGTCTTTGAACTCTTTTTCCCGCGCCGCAGCACAAAAAATCTTGAAGGGTTCTCACCATATTGATTATAATCTTTTTGGGACTGTTACGGGGCGCCTTGCGGCTAATCCCGGCTCCTTCCCTCTTTTGACAATGCAAAAAGAACTTCGAAAGTTAATAAAGCCGCATAACGATTGGTTTTTATCTTTGGATTATAATGGAGCCGAGGTGCGCACCTTCCTGGCTCTTTCAGAGCAGCAGCAGCCTTCTGAGGACATTCACGAGTGGAACATTCATAATGTATTTCAAGATTCGGACCTCACCAGAGAAGAGGCAAAAACAATGTTTTTCGCATGGTTTTATAATCCCGACTCTAGCTGCCTTAAGACGGATCACTATAATCGTGAAAAAGTACTTGACACCTACTACAAGGGTGGTTATATTAGTACTGTATTCGGTCGTCATATAAAGGTAAGCGACTGGAAGGCATTTAACTATCTGATCCAAAGCACGACGGCAGATTTGGTGATTGAGCGCGCGATTGTAATCGATCGTATGTTGGAGGGGAAAAGGTCATTTATTTCTCACATTGTTCATGACGAGGTTGTAATTGATTTTGCACATGAAGATCGTGACTTGCTACAAAAGATCAAAGAAGAATTTGCACAGAATAAATTAGGAAAGTTTGTCGTTAATTTAAATGCTGGAAAAAACTATTTTGATCTAGAAAAATTATCGTTATGATTTCTATTATTGGCATAGGCACCGGCGCCTCCTCGATTGCGGAAAAGTTTAGTGATTTTTCGCAATATAATGTATATGTGTTAAATGATAAAGTTAAGAAGAGTGCCGGCAAGAAAAGAAAACTAAAAGCTTTCAAAAACCCAGAGGAATACGAGAAAAACGTTCCAGACCTAAAAAATTATTTTTCCAAGCTTGATGATCAAGTGCAAGTCTTTGTTATTGGTTCTTCGTATAGTTCTAACTATACGCTTGGAATATTGGAACAAATAAAAAATAAGAAAGTAGATTTATTCTACATCAAACCAGATATTACTCTTTTGACAGGCGTACCAAGACTGATTGAAAACATGACATTTGGGATTTTACAAGAATATGCCAGATCTGGCTTATTAAATTCTATTACTCTGATTTCTAATAAAAACTTGGAAGATGTAATCGGTGAGGTTCCCATAAAAAAGTTTTATGATCATCTAAATTCGTCGATTGTCTCAGTGGTACATTATCTTAATTATTTTGAACACAACGAGCCAGAAATCGGAGTTATGGCCACCCCCGCAGAAGCCAGCAAGGTTCGTACCATTGGCATATTAGATACTCTTCACATTGAAGAAAAATGGCTTTTTGACCTTGACATGCCTCGGGAAGTGTGTTATTATTTATGTATAAATAAGGAAAAACTAGAAAACGATGGAAGCCTCCACAAAAGAGTGGTTGACATCCTTAAAGAAAAGCCAAGGAATGCTTTTCGAAAGGTCTCATATGCAATATATGAGACTGAGCATGGTAAAGATTTTGGGTTTGTCGTGGCCCACACAAACGCGATACAACAACAAAATACTCTTGACAAGTTCGATCAAGAGTGATACATTAGATATCAAGGAAAGCTTGATATACTTTAACAACAAAACAAGGAGAAAAAACTAATGTCAATTAATATGGAACTAATGAAAAAGAAGCTCGCTACACTTCGTGGCGAGGGAGACAGGGAGCAATCAGCTTGGTTTAGGCCCGATGAAGGCGATCAAGATATCCGGATTGTCCCAGCACCAGACGGCGATCCACTAAAGGAGATGCATTTTCACTATAATGTAGGCGATCACAGGGGCGGCATTGTCTGTCCCAAGCGCAACTACGGTGAAGAGTGTCCGATTTGTGAGTTTGCGTCTGCGCTGTGGAAGGAAGGTATAAACAACAACGATGAAGAGAGCAAGAAGCTTGCTAAGTCGCTCTTTGTTCGTGCACGTTTCTTCTCGCCTGTCGTAGTGCGTGGCCGAGAAGACGAGGGCGTAAAGATATACGGATATGGAAAGCGCGCCTACGAGAATCTTCTGGGCTACATTCTAGATCCAGACTATGGCGATATCACAGATCCCCTTGAAGGAACCGATATCGCGCTTACATATACAAAGCCCACCACCCCGGGGGCGTACCCACAGACAAGCCTGAAGATGCGCCGTAACACTTCACCGCTCCTAGAGGATAAGGAAGCCATCGCTGCCCTCCTTGATGGTATTCCTGATTTTGACTCTCTATTTGAGCGTCATACCTCACAGGAAATTGATGCTATTCTTGACGAACAGCTAGCTGGCGATGGAAGTGCAGAATCACGTTCGAAGGAAACCACAAAATATAATAATAGCAAAAGCGATGTGGACCGAGCGTTTGATGAGCTAATAGCGACTAAATAAGGCTTGCGTGTGACCGCTGGCACCCCGGTCAGGAAAATAGGGTGCCGCATTTTTTAAGGAGGGAAAATGAAACCACTATTCATGTGGGCTGGTGGAAAAACACGCCTTATTAAAAAGTATGGCGACTATTTGCCAGAATCATTCGATCACTATATCGAACCATTCTTGGGTGCAGGTGCCATGTTTGTGTGGGCTTACAATAAGAACCCCAAGGCTACGTTCGTCCTCAATGATTATAACGAATCAATCATGGCGATCTACGGCGCAATTAAAGATGACTACGATAGGTTTATCGAACGCATGGATCATCTATCTGCCCAGTATTTGCCGCTAGACAAAGAAGGCAGAAAGAAGTTCTATTATGATCTGCGCAAAGAACATGCGTTTGATTACGAGAAATGGAACAAGACCGAAGAAGCCGCCGTGTTATATTTCTTGATGAAGACTGGATTCAACGGAATCTGGCAGATCAACAAGAACACAAACGGCAGGTTCGGCACCCCATCAGGGCTGCTCAATCAGAAAGAAAAGGTATACGACAAAGATAACGTATTGGAATGGAACGCAGCCCTCAGATCGTGCAAGCTGATGAGTGGAGATTTTGAAGGTACCCGAGACGAGGTAAAAGACAATACATATGTGTTCCTTGACCCTCCGTATAGGGGATCATTTACACAGTATGGCGTGGATTTTGATGATGCCATACAGGAAAGAGTGGTTAATTTCTTGAACGACTTGACAAAGGCAGGGGCCCATGTTATGCTTTCAAATAGAGATGTTGGAGATAGGTTCTTCGAATCTCGGAAGGGCAATAATGAGATTGTCTATTTCGACGTCACGTATACGGCGGGACGCAGAAAGAAAAATGATGATGGAACACATAGCGCCAAAAAGGCTAGAGAAATTCTAATGATTGGAGAAAAGAATGAATACTCAAACTAACAATAACGGGGAAGTACGCTTCGATACCACCCCTCACGCAAGTCAGCTGTATAATGTTGTACTCCAGGGTTATGGTTATTCTATGACGGACGGTCTAGGCGATATTGCCGACAATTCAATCGATGCCCAAGCAAAGGATATTACTGTGATATTTGTACAAGCTCCCGGCCGCTATAGTGAGGAAACCGGAGGTGGGTATGTTGATGCCATTTGGATTATCGATGATGGGGAGGGTATGGATCAAATCCGTCTCCAGAAATCATTTATTTTCTCTACAAAAGTCCCACATGCCGAAGGCTCTCTCGGACATTTTGGAGCCGGCGGCTCAGCAGCATCTTTCTCCATCGCTGACGATAAATATGTCCTTACGAAACAAGCAAATGGCGAACTGCTGGTTGGAATGTTGAGCAAAAGCTCGTTTGGCGAGTCTGGATCTTTTGAAAACACCGGAAGAATGCGCGCAGCTATTAGTACGGAAAAGAAGTTTTTTATGGAAAAACTTGGAATAAAGAAAAGTAATTTTGATGAAAGCCACGGAACAATAATCGGATTGAGGGGCATTAGCAAAAATTTAAATTCGACTGCTAAAAGAGCCGCGTCGTCCATGCAAAAATATTGTGGCGAAGTTTTTCACAAATATATAGCTGAAGGCATTACCTTTAAAACAGTCATTCAAAGAAGCGCCACCTCTGACATCACCCACGAAATAAGGGCCACAGATCCGCTTCTGCACGATAATCCCGATAGTCTGTCGTATATGCACTCACAAGAACTTGAATATGAGGACTCACAAGGAACGCTTCACAAGATCGGGATGCGCTATTCTATCATTGGTCCAGAACACCGTCCCGGTGATTTGATTGAAAAGCAAGGAATTTATGTGAATAGAAACAAAAGACAAATTGTTCCACATTCCTCGCTTGGGGGCCTGTGGAAAAAGCAGGCTCAAGTCGCTCGTGCTGGGCGCGTAGAAATAAATTTCCCAGAGAGCCTAAATGAAGATATCGGATTAACATCAGCGAAAAATAAAGTTGTCCTAGACGAGAAACTGAGTGCTTTTTTAAAGCCCTATATTGGCACATTTAGATCAAAGGTTGTAGCGGAGGCCCAGACACCAGTTAAGACCAGGAAAGAAATAGAGAAACAAGAAAAAAAGACCGCCGAAAATGTTGTTAAAAATGGAGCCACTCTAGGAGTACCTGAGATTAGTGTTCCTGCTCCAACTGGTCTCCCCAACCCGGACAGTGGCCGCGGCCCTGATAAGAAAAAGCGAAAAAAGAAAGATCCAAACCACACTCGTCGTCAACATGCGGCCGTTGAATTTCAGCATGTCAAGCCAAACGGCCCTACGACCGCGCCATGGTGGCATAAGGTTGCAAATGACATGAGCATTATTATTTGTATAAACGATGATCACCCTTATATTGTCGACAAGTATATGGAGGGCTCCGATGATATGAAAGCTTTAATTAGGGGAGTTATGGTAGCAGATATAATGACACAAATAGAATTTCAAGATAATTCAGCTAGCCGAACTGTGATGCATTCATTTTATCAAAGACTCACTGATTGCCACAACTTAGGTGTATAATAGGAGACAAAATGGCTAGAAAAAGTAAAGAACCCAAAGCCGGCAGAGTTTCACTGCATGATTTAATGAGTCTTGTTAATAAAAAGGCCGGCAGAAATGTCGCGCATGATTTAACAGGCGAAAACCCAACAGAAGTGAAGGAATGGATCCCCACTGGTTCGCGCTGGCTAGACTCAATTGTCTGTAGAGGCCGCGTAGCCGGCATTCCTGTCGGTAAGGTCACAGAACTCGCAGGACTCGAAAGTACAGGCAAGTCATACATGGCCGCGCAAATAGCCGCAAACGCTCAGAAAACGGGCAAGATGATTGTTTACTTCGATTCCGAGTCTGCCATCGACCCAGGCTTTTTGGAGCGAGCAGGATGCGACCTGGGGCGCTTAATGTACGTCCAGGCGTCCTCTGTAGAGTTCGTCCTAGAGACTGTGGAAGAACTGCTGGGAGCGACCGAACAACAGCTTGTATTTATCTGGGATTCTCTGGCTCTTACCCCTTCTGTATCAGATGTAGAGGGAGATTTTAATCCGCAATCTTCGATGGCGGTAAAGGCTCGTATTCTTGCAAAGGGAATGTCGAAGTTAATTATTCCGATTGCCGATAGCCAAGCAACCTTCGTGGTTCTCAATCAGCTTAAGACTAATATCCCCAGCGGCCCGAACGCACGCATTATTGCGATGACAACGCCATACATGACACCCGGCGGAAAGGCGATGCACTATTCTTATTCCCTGCGAATCTGGCTTACCGGCCGCAAAGCTAAAGCCTCCTTCATCGAGGATGATAAGGGCTTTCGCATTGGTTCAGAGGTTAAGATAAAGCTGGAGAAGTCGCGCTTTGGGACGCAAGGTAGAACTTGTGCTTTCCGCATTTTATGGGGGACAGAAGATGTTGGTATCCGTGACGAAGAGTCATGGTTTGATGCCGTGAAGGGATCCGAACACATGA